GAGATACCAGTAAAAACAAATTCTGTATTAGTGTTTCCGGGATTTGTTAATCATAAGACCCAGCCTAGCATAACCGATGAACCCCGTTGGGCTATTAGCTTAATGATAAAAACTAGAATGGCTCCTTTATGAAAAATATTGATATTTTTAGTCATTATTTGTTACAAGATGCTTTTGACTTTCAGTGGGATACACTATTAAAAGAAAAAGTAGAAAATTTATTATCAAATCCAAAATGCCTAACACATCCGGAAGTTCCAGGCGGGATGAGTTCATTAATGATAAACGAAACTATGCCACACCATTGGCAAGAACTTGAACCTTTCATATATTGGGTAGTTAAGAAAATGCCCGAAATAGCAAAATTATGGAATTTACATCCTAGTCGGTATGAAATAATGAACAGCTGGTTTAATTGTCACCCTCCGGGAGCAATGAGTACCCAACACGAACACGGAAGTGTAGACATAGTTGTAAGTGCTTATCCTAGGTTTCCCATAAATGGAGGGAAAATTCAATTTAAAGATCCTTTAGAGTATCACTGGCACGGGTATCCTGTCGCAGGAAGTAGGAATACATTTTGGCATACCGCTGATATTGAAGAAAATTCAGTTGTAATATTTCCCGGCTGGATTAAGCATCGAACTGAAATTAATACTAGTACAGAAAATAGATATGTACTAACTGTTAATTTAAAAATAAGATAATTATGGAAATTTCAAGCTATATCTCTTGCATTAGAAATGCGATCCCTGCAGAATTCTGCGAAAATATTATTAACAAATATAAAAATGCTGAATGGAGAAATCATACTTGGCAAACTAATTACGGAAATGCCCAGCTGACTTATGGAAATAACGAATTAGATGTTTATAATATCACAGAACAAGATGTTAATATAGAATTTTGGAAATATATTCAAAACGCATTAAATTTTTATCAAGCAGAAAGAAACATTACAGCATTTGTAACAAAAGTAAGTGAAATTAGACTAAATCGATATAATACTAATACTTGTATGCGTACACATGTAGATCATATCTATGATTTATTTGACGGTGAAAAGCGTGGAATACCAGTACTTAGTATTATTATTAATTTAAATGAAAATTATGAAGGAGGAGAATTGACATTCTTTGATAACGAAGAAATCAAATTAACACAAGGGGATATAGTTATTTTTCCATCAAATTTCATGTACCCGCATGGAGTTAATTTAATTACAAATAATATAAGGTACAGTGCAGTAGCATGGGCATATTAATTAAACACGACCCCAATAATAACTATTGTCTTTTTGATATCCCCTATATAAGGGATCATCAAGAAGAAATATTAGCCGATTGCAGTAACTCTGTTAAAACAATACAAGATTTATGCAACGCAACAGACACAAATGTTACTTGGTTTTATCAACGTTATAACATCTATAGTGTAAATGGTGGAAACAAACATTTTTATAAAATATTTCAAGAACTTGTCGGATGTATTAATACATTTTTTGAAATAGAAAAATTAAATTTTGCCGATCAGTTATGGATGCAATCTTGGTTGAATAGCCATAATAGTACGGAAGTTTTAAAAAGACATCAACACGGTGCGCCAGTTAATGGATATTTAAGTATTGATCCAAAAAAATCCAATACTGTATTCTATTACAAGCATAGCGATACAGTACAATACACTATTGAAAATAAACCCGGTCAATTATATATAGGGCCTGGAAAGATAGACCACGAGGTAATAAATTTAGAAGAATATTCTGATAAAAGAACAACCATAGCATTTGATATAGATGATTTTGATTACCCAGATGCTATTACTAGAAATTTAGGGTTTATACCACTATTGTTAACCTCTAAAAAATAAACAGATAATTATTATAAACAGGAAAACATATGATACCTTACAAACCGATGCCACTTACTAGTAGTGTTCCTTACCCAGAATATAATTCAAATAATATAATGGTTTTTGACGACTACTTACCGCAGTACCTAGTAAATGACGGTATTCATCAACTAAGTTTAATGCAATGGGAGTATGGTCATGTAACTGATGCTAATAATCTAGAAAACGATGTATTTTTTGGTCGCCAATTGTATCATAAACTACAAGGCGGTGTACAAGCGCAATTTCCAGCCATCGTATCAAATTTAACAGCGGCAATTGAACGTATAATAGCACCCCAAATTGATCCAAATGCTACATTTCAAGGCATTTATAGGATTAGTGCAAACGGTTATACACAGAATATGAAAGTAGGCCCGCATATTGATACTAGAGAGTGCAACACGTTATGGACTGCTGTTTATATGGCTAATATAAGTGACGGAGCCTTAACATTTTATACTAATAATACAGATAATATAAAAACGGATTCTATTGAGTTTGTTCCAGGTCGTATTGTAGTGTTTCCTTCGGGATATACACACGAAGCAGAAGCACCAGTTCAATCCAAATGGAGAGTTACTATCGGTATTATGTTTGATTTAGATACAAGGCGCCAATATGACAACACAACAAGTAACAATAGTTGACGATTTTTTTAATTTAGAATGGCAATCCAGAATGAAAAAATTCTGGAATGTGCAAACACATGCACCTATATGGTTTACAAACCATGACTATTTTCCAAAGCATTTAGTAAGCGGAATAGGAATTATTTCAGTATCAATGTTGCCGCCACCTATAGATAATGAAATAAAAGATTATATGATTGAACGTGGGATATTTAAACGTGATCCTAAATTTTTTAGCGGATTGTTATATCAAGGTCGTCCGATGAGTTTTACACACTGGCATCGCGATGATCGAGTTGACTTTCAGCCTTCGATTGTACGTTCTGGTATGAGTATTTATTTGAATGATATCTGGGAAGAACATTGGGGCGGTTGGTTTTGCTGGAAGGAAAACGAAGAAGATACAACCGGTCATATGATAATTCCTAAATATAACCGAGCGGTAATACTTTCAGACGATGTTCTACATTCTACAACATGTGTTAGTACAGCAGTTCCTGAACCAAGATACAGTCTACAATTATTTTTTGAAAGAGATGCCCTAGCAGATGAATACCAATATAACAGATTACATACGAGTAGTTGATGTAAATATTCCAGATTCTATCTTAGAATTGTGTATAGAATCAGAGAATGAAATGTCTAAAGCTATGACATCAGCCGGAGATTCAAACTATAGAGATTGTTATGAAATTTATATAAATCCGGAATTAAACCCTAACATGACACCGGAGGGTAAAGAACTATATAATTTTCTCAATCAAACCCATAAATTCCTAATTGAAGGCTACATAGAAAAATTTAGTATACCTGATAGCGTAATCAAAATACAACACACTGGATTTCATATATTAAAATACGAAAAGTCTGGAAAATATAAAGAACACGTCGACGATTTTGGATCAAATTACTTTTCATTTAGACGACTAAGTATGAGCATACTATTAAATGACAACTTCATTGGTGGAGAATTTAGTTTTTTTAACGATCATTATCGTGTTTCTCTTAAGAAAAATCAAGCAATTATATTTCCATCATCGTGGATGTATCCACATCAAATATTACCGGTTACTGAGGGAGAAAGATGGAGTATTGTTTCTTGGACTATTTAAATTTTTTAGGTTTATGATAATTATCTTTATAATTTAAAATATTTTTGTCAATCATTTTTTTGCGTCGAGAATGATCTATATCCATATTTGTATGTTTCCAATCATCTCTTTTAAAAGGAATTACTAAAACGATCGGGTCACCTTTTTTAACATCCCATTCAATAGTTTCATTTCCACGAGCCGAACACATAGTTGGAAAACTTTGGGGAACGCAAAAATCATCATCCGTATCTACAATCGCCGGTACAATTTCAAAAGGTTGATAAAAGAATGTAGGAGGCAAAAATAAACAAGAATAACCGGGTGGAGTATGTACTACCCAAAATTCGTAAAATTTCCAAAAACTTTTTTTAATACCATTAATAACAACCGGGATTTGATCATGTACTTGTAATCCCAGCAATGGCATACTATATGTTTGACCGCCATATTCGGATGACTCGGATTGATCAGCAAAAAAATCTCCTGAAATAGTTATATCTTCTTCATCATTAACAACTTCTCTTTTAAAGTGGAAATTGCCTACAGATCTTATATAGTAACCGCTAGTAAAAAAATCTATCATAGGAGGGCATTGTTTTGCTGTTCCGTGTCCTTCGATAGTAGTTAAATCTAAATTTTTAAACCATTCCGGAATCATTTTTTTAGCAGGTAATGGGGGGTACTCCTTAGCAAGCTCAAATGCTGGTTCAAATTTTATTTCCATTTTTTTAATACCTTCGGTAATTCACCAATTTGATTTCTTTTATCATATTTAAAATCTGAATAAGGACCATTAGCATCTACGTAATGAAAGAATCCTTGCACATGATAACATTTTTCTTTGTATGTCAGCGGCTCTCTCCGATGAGAAATATTATGTCCTTTATAAATTACTAAATCTCCAGGATTTAAAATAACTTTTTCTTCCCCTATAAAAATAGGCCAATCATAGTTTTCATAGCTGTAATTAAAACACAAACTTACAGATATTTCACATGCTTCTCGATCTACATGAGGATCTAATTTATCTCCATTTCTATATACCCTAAAATATGAATAAGTTGGATACAATGTTAGATTTGTTTTTCCTTCAATTAAGGGATGTAACTTTAATAGTAGAGTTTCCATGGTAGGATCAGCATATTTTGAATGCGCAGTCGGAACTTGTCGATTATCAGGTGTATAGTCTTGTATTTCGTCAAACAAGGCATACTGAGTTATAAAATCTATCAATTCATTTGACAATGCAGATTTTACTATAGTATAAGTCATATCAAATCAACAAGATCAAATACTGTTTGCAATTTAGTACGAATAGTTTTTGAACTAAAACTGTTCCTTAGTCCCTGATGTAACGGTTTAGGAGTACGATCCATCGTGGCCCACGCCCACCCTTGGTGTTCATCGCTTAGTACAGGAACGAATTCTGTGTCGATCACGCACAAGTAGGTATGAAAGTTGAACACACGATCGTTGCTCACAAATGTTTCTAAAGGAATAGTTTTGATTATTTTGGGATGACTACTGATTTCTTCAGTAATTTCACGCTGTAGTCCCTGCCAAGGCGTTTCGCCTGTGACATTAGTACCGCCTACTAGTCCCCAGGTGCCCTCATGTTTACCTGTGGCCTTTTGTAGCAGTAGAAAACGTCTTGTAGATTTGGCATAAAATAATGCTCCGCTACAGACTATTTGTTCTTTTACAGTATGATTTTCCATTGTGCGGCAGTATATTCACCCTCGAAGCTCTTAACCCATGAAACACCGTTCCATAGGTATTGAACTCCTGTGTATATATTCGTCTGCCATATCATAGTGTCGTGTTCTTGGTTACTGTTAAAAATAACTTGCCAAGCTGTTCCGGTATATTCTATGATGTCATTTGCATAAGCTACTAGTGGTCCCCACACTGTCGACGGGCTATCATTTATGCTACTGCCGATATCTTCTATGATAAGATAACGCTTGCCCGCAGTCATACCTGTAGGAACATAAGTTTGCGGATTAATAATAGCATCAAATGTTCCTGGGCTGTTTGGTCTACGACTAGCCGCGGCATTATAGTGTGTAATATCTGTGCTAAGATATCCTTTACTATCAATACCGGTATTGCTTGGATACGTGTCCGGATTGTAATTAATCTGTAACAATTTTGTATCTAGACTATTAACTGCTATAGTGCCTATAACAAAATTGCCACTGGGCTGTTGTAGATAAATCTGACTAGACCCCGCGGTATATTGCCCGGGGTATCGTTGGAATAATTCGCTCCAATCAACCGCAGTTCCAGTGCTTACAGGTATATCTAATGTAGGTTCCATGGGAACATATCCGTCTGTACCATCATATAATCTGGCCTGTCCGTTGTAGACCTGTATGGTATATCCGGTGATAGTAGTAGTTTCTGTAGCTAGTAATTGTCCGAGACTAGGAGTAGTACCGTCTGTTTGAAGTGTAGG